GTTATAAACAACGATGTGGTAGTGTTAGTAAAGAATGGTAAACTGCTTCTAAATTCACAAGTTACATTTGTAGGAACAGTAGCAGATTTACCACAAGACACTCCAATAGTATCAATGATAGAATCACCAACATTTTAAGCTAAATTAATTTGTTGACATTTTTTGCAAACCTTTGTATACTGAAATAGTAACAAGGGAATTGGTTATGACTCCTGAACAACAAATGGCACATCATATTGAATGCATTTTTAATATTTGCATCGAGAACGGCCTTGGTGATCCTACGGCCGGTGGTCGTCTTCGTGAAATCCATATGGCTGGGATCCTTGGCCATAAAATTTCCCCAACATTGACTGGGGCTGATGGTATTGATGAAGAGCCTGCAGGGTGTGAATATAAGTCTTCCACCACTTCTACTTTAAAAGCTTCATACGGCGGCATTTCTGTTTTTCCCACTTGGGAAAAACAAATGCAATATCTAATAAATGATAAAATTTGTAAATACAAAAATCATTATTGTTCTCGATATGAAAGTGGTAAAATTGTAGAAATTTGGAAATTAAATTGTAATGACGTACTTCACTTGCTGGAACCAAAACTTTATCGTAAATGGAAAAAAATTACTGAAGGCAAGGTGCAACTAAAAGATCCTCGGCTTTCCGCGCAAATTGGCAAAGCTCAGATTATGAAATATGGAGAAAAAGTATATGAACGCGCGTGAAACTATTGGTTGTATTGGTGAAGACCTGGTCGCAGAGCATCTAGGTCCAGCTGCTATTTTAACTCGTGAATTTGATAAGTATCATCCGCATGATATTTTGTTTTTTGATAAGACTGTTCAGGTAAAAACTTTTCAGCTAAATAGAAAGACTCAAAGTTTTTGGATCGGAGAAAATTACAGTAAGACGCTATGGAACAAGATCGATTCTACTGATGAATTATATTTTGTTCAGGTTCCTCATGAAGCTTCAGATCCTGTTAAAGTATACCAGTGTCCAAATCATGTCAACTCGTATGTGATGGAAAAAAGAAATGATGGAACACCAGTACGATCTTATCTATTGACAAATTGTGAGATTGTTGATATAGTAGAAAATCAACAATTGTCTGAACAACTACATACCATGTCCCGTCAAATTTCTAAATTTAGAAAGTGAAAATTATGCGTGAATCTCTTAGAGTCCTACAAGAATGTGGTGAACTGCAGCAACGAAAGTCGAAAGATTATCAAAATGAAAAGTCGCGTATTCGGCAGGCTGACCATTATCCTCGTGGTTGTGCTACGATTCTTGATATGGTCCATCAGAAAATTACTCGAATTTATTCTGTCATGGAAGCAATGGAAGCAGGCGAGACAGCCAACTTTGAATCGCTCGAAGACTCGGCGAAGGATGCCATCAACTATCTATCCTTCTTTGTCTCATACAGCCGTGGAAAGATGGAAGGTCAGGATTCAAGACGAGATCTCGTGAATCGTCCTGTTCGAATTGATAGTGGTAACAAGGGAGGAGTTGCTGACGTAAACATGGTCAAGTCAACTAACCTTGGAGTTCTTAATAATGATGCAAGTTGAAGATATTCGCCAGTACTTTGTCAATGAACTCGCTGCTGAACGGTTTGTAATTGACAAGACTGGCGTTAAGACTATCGAGATGATTGGTGCTACGTTTGAAGCAAATGAACCAGCCATCTTTGGTAAGCCGAATGAAGACTACATCCAGCGTGAGCTCGATTGGTACAAATCGAAGTCTTTGTATGTTAAGGACATTCCCGGTGGAAAGCAAGAAGCAAATCCACCTGAGATCTGGACTTCGGTTGCTTGCACTGACGGCAAGATCAATTCCAATTATGGCTGGGCTATTTGGCACGAAGATAACTATAATCAGTACTATCGTGTGTATCAAGAATTATCGGCAAATCCGAATAGTCGTCGAGCTGTTATGATCTATACTCGGCCAAATATGTGGCTGGACTATAATCACAATGGTCGTTCAGACTTCATGTGCACCAATACTGTTCAGTATATGATTCGTGATGGTGTACTGATTGCAGTTGTTCAGATGCGCAGTAATGATGTTGTCTTTGGCTATCGTAATGATTATGCTTGGCAAGATCATGTGGTTAAATTACTCGGGTCGGCTCTTGGTATTACTAAGACTAAGATCGTCTGGAGTGTTGGTAGCCTTCATGTGTATTCTAGACATTTTAATATGGTGAAGTAATGAAAAAGATTTTGATTACTGGTTTTAATGCTGAGCAGAATGAACGAGACTATTTTCAGCGTAAGCAACTAAAGATCCTGAACTCACAATATTCACTCATTCGTTGTTTGGAAGATATGGGTTGGCAGGTCGAACAACGTCCTGTTCAGCAGGGTGAAGATCTTTCGAGTTATGATGAGGTGATTGTTTATCTGCATTCTATTCAGTCTTTTTGTCAACGTCTTTATTCTGGTCTTTGGGCTGTAGCAGCACGGCCAGATTGTATTCTAGCTTTTGATGATTGGCAAATCAATCAGGTGTTTGCAAGCTTTAGTGGATATCAAAAGAATCTTGAAGAAGGAGATGGCAATGCTGCATTCCGGCCTTATCTTGTCGATCTGTATGCTGGTGACGAGCCAGTAGAACTTCTAAAGAATAACCGGTCACACTATATTGAGTCTTGTAAGATCATCAACTCTAAGAAGAATCGTCTTCTAGTTTGCTCTTTTGCTGGTGGTGATCCTGCACTTTTTGGTCTGGAATGGCAGGGCCCAGTCTTCACTTACAATCCCAACCCGTACAATCTAAATCGCTCACCATTTAATAATTATGGCGAGGAGATTTCAGGTCTTGCTGCTTTTCTAGGCGATGATATTGTTGATGCTAATGATAAGCAGCAGCAGTGGATCTTCTCATCTCTTATTCAGGGTAAGACTCAAAAGTGGCTAAAGCTTCAAAATCCTTCTTGGCCAATTCTTAGTTTCGGCGCTAAGCGAGGTGAGTACAAGGGTGAACGTGTAATTGAATCAGAAATGTGCCGTATATATAATAGGAACTGGGGATGTTTGATGCCCGAATACTACCACGCTGGGTCTGGCTGGTGGCGCTCGAGGGTACAACAGGTTGTTGACTGTAAGTCTATCTTACTCTGTTCAGACAAAGAGGGTGCCATCTATGGCGATGCCTTTGTCGGAAATACAATTCAAAAAATTGAAAACATGAGCACAGAAGAACTGGCTCAACTTGGTCATCGCATGTACGAGTGTCTCTATGACAATCATCCTTTAGATAAGAACGTACAACGAAATGAAATTCAAAGGATCCTAGATGCAAAGTGAATTTACTCATGCTAGTATTGTACCACTTATCGGAGGCGAGACTCTAGGTGCTCATGCTGCTCATGGCAGAGCTCCAGAATATTTCTTGTCCTATTCTCCTTTTCAAGCAAACGACAAGCATATTCTAAATCATTATAAGACTAAGTATGATTCAAATATTCCATACATTCTTCTAGATCAGGGTGGAGTTCATCCCTATGCAGTAGATGTTGTGCATAGTGTGTGTCCGTGTGCCGGTCTTTCAATGCTTAGTCATGGATATGGAGACCACAATCCCAACAACAAATGGTTGTCTGAAAGTACTCAGTACGTACTTGAAAACATGAAGCCACGAGTTCTTTGGGGCGAGAATGCTCCAGGATTTGCCGGCAAGGTTGGTGATACAGTACGTAACAATCTAAAGCGAATTGGCAAAGAAAATGGATATACTATGTCGGTGTATCGCACAAAGTCTCTATTGCACGGTCTTCCTCAAGTTCGTGAACGTTCGTTCTACTTCTTCTGGAAAGATGATAAGGTGCCAATGTTGAATTACTACAGTAGACCATATACTCCTATTGAGCAGTTACTGACTAACATTAACTCTAACTTCCAGACAGATTCTATTAACAAGAAGATTCCATCACAGGATGATCCATACTATCGCTACATTCTAGAAGAACTTGAGGGTGGAATCACTCATGCTCAGTTTGCTTCTCAGATCCCATCAGAATCTGCTCGTAATGCTGACGTATTAGCTTATATTGAAACTAAAACTAATTATGTTGAAGTAGCAAAGTGGATGAGCGCTCACGGGTATGAAAAAGAAGTTACTAAATGCGAATACCGTGACGCTAAGCTCGCTGCTGGTGGTTCTATTATGCGTAGGAATACAATTGTTCCCCGTGATTATATCGGCGCCTTTGTGGGTCATTATCCTGTTATGCTTGCACATCCTGTACATGATCGGTATATTAATTATCGCGAAGCAATGACAATTATGGGACTTCCACAAGACTTTGAATTAGTTGATGCAAGCCCACGTAATGCGAATATGATTTGCCAAAATGTTCCAGTTCAGACTGCGACTGACATGGCAACTGAAGTTGTAGCATATTTAAATGGTGAGAGAAGAATGCTTGATACTGATTACATTATTCAATATAATCATTCACAAACCAGTACATATGAAGAGAAAGCATCATTGGAGGCGTTTTTAGTATGAGTGCAGTCAAAACATGGATAAAGAATATTGAAGAAGATTATTTTATGAAACCAACTGAAGTCGGTGCGATCGATTATAAATATAATGAAGGCAATCTCCTCGACGAGATTCAGTCTTATATTGATGCTACTTACAATCAGCATTATTCCCGCAATAAATTCCAAGCAACAGAATTCATCATTGACGCCGGTCATGGGACTGGTTTCAATATTGGGAATATGATGAAGTACACGCAACGATATGGTCGCAAAGGCGATCCAGCCGAATGGCGCAAAGACCTTCTCAAGGTTATCCACTATGCAATTATGCAACTCCACGTACACGACACTGAAAATAAGGATTAAGTATGGGTATTGAAATCAATGTTCCAATTGAAAAGCTTCGTGAACGCAAGCTCTTTCTAGCTGCTCCAATGTATGGTGGGCAGTGTGCGGGTATGTTTACTCGATCAATCGCAGACCTCTCAGCTCTCTGTACTCATTATGGCATTCAGATTCGATTCTATTTTCTGTTTAATGAATCGTTAATTACTCGCGCTCGTAACTATTGTGCAGATGAGTTTATGCGTTCTGGTGATACTCACATGATGTTTATCGATTCAGATATTGGTTTTAATGCTAATGATGTAATTGCTCTTCTTGCTCTTCAGTCAGAAAATCCAGAAGACGATGATTATGATATTATCGCCGGTCCCTATCCAAAGAAGTGCATCAGCTGGGAAAAGATTAAGCTTGCTGTTGACAAGGGATTTGCAGACGAAGATCCTAATAATCTTGAAAAGTATGTTGGCGATTATGTCTTTAATCCTGCTGGCGATCGAAGTGAAATTCCACTTTCAGAACCAGTAGAGGTTCTAGAAGCTGGTACTGGATTCATGATGATTCGTCGTAATACGTTTGAAAAATTCCAGGAAGCTTATCCTCAGCAGATGTACAAGCCAGATCATGTTCGTACAGAGCACTTTGATGGCACTCGTGAGATCATGGCGTTCTTCGATACTCCTATCTGTCCGGATAGTAAGCGCTATCTCTCAGAAGATTATATGTTCTGCCAGTGGACACGTAAGGCTGGTATGAAAGTTTGGTTCTGCCCATGGATGCAGTTGCAGCATGTGGGTATGTATGTATTTGGTGGATCGTTGGTTGATCTAGCTCAAATTGGAGCAGCTGCAACTGCAGATGTTTCGCAACTCAAAAAGAAGTGATTGACATTAATAAGTAATTGAAGTATATTGATAATACCAAACATTATGGAGAATATTATGAAGTTTGATGCTAACACACTACAGGTGCTCAAGAATTTCTCGTCAATTAACAAGAACATCATGTTCAAGACTGGGAATGTTATTCGAACTATCTCGGATACTAAGTCGGTGATGGCCAAGTCCACCATCAAGCAAGAAATTCCCAAGAGCTTTGGCATTTATGATCTGTCTCGATTCCTTGGTACTCTAACTCTGTTTAATGAAGCTGAGTTGGATATCCAGGATTCGGTGGTTGAAATTAAGGAAGGTAACAATAAGTTCAAGTACGCTTTGTC